AGCCCGTGGATCGTGGCGCGCTACATGAAGGTGGCGGGCGAGGTCTATGGTCGCGGTCCGCTGATCTCGGCCATGCCCGACATCAAGACGCTTAACAAGACGCTGGAGCTTCTGCTGAAGAATGCCAGCCTCGCCATTGCTGGTGTGTACACGGCTGCCGATGACGGCGTGCTGAACCCCCAGACGGTCCGCATCCAGCCGGGTGCGATCATCCCGGTTGCCCGTAACGGTGGCCCGACCGGACCCAGCCTGATGCCGCTGCCCAAGTCGGCAGACTTCAACGTCAGCCAGATCGTGATCCAAGATCTGCGTATGAACGTAAAGAAGGTTCTGCTGGACGACACGCTTCCCCCCGACAACATGTCTGCCCGCTCGGCTACCGAGATCGTGCAGCGCATGAAGGAACTGTCGCAGAATCTCGGCAGCGCCTTCGGTCGCCTGATTACGGAAGCGATGATCCCGATCATCCGCCGCATCCTGTTCATCATGGACGAGCAGGGTCTCATCACCATGCCGCTGAAGGTGGACGGCCAGCAGGTCAAGGTCGTGCCCGTCAGCCCGCTGGCTCAGGCTCAGAACATGGATGAAGTGAACGACGTGCTTCAGTTCATGCAGGTCGTCGGCATGATGGGACCGGAGGCGCAGATCGCGCTGAAGAAGGACAACATCATCGACTTCATCGCGCAGCGTCTGGGCGTTCCTGCGGGTCTGTTGACCACGCCGGAAGAGCGGCAGATGCTGATGCAGCAGATGGCTCAGGCCGCACAGGCGGCGATGGCCCCGCCTGAAGAGGGCGGCGTTCCGATGACGGGGACAATGCAGTGAGCGACTGGGATGTGATTCGAGATTTCACGGCTCCGATGTTCGGACTCGTGGATAGCCAAGCCGACATGGACAAGTTGTACGCTCACTTGTTCACGTCGCCGGAGGGCCAGAAGGTTCTGGCCGATCTCCGCAGCCGCACCATCGAGCAGCCGTCTTGGTTCCCCGGCGAAGACGCTTCGCACGGGTTTGCTCGGGAAGGTCAGAACTCGATTGTGCGGATGATCGAAGAGCGGATCAAACGCGCGAGGACGTAATGACGGATGAACAGACAACTCCGGCCCAAGGGTCTGAGGCTCCTGCCGCAGATTCTCAGGACAACCGGGGCCTGTTGGCAATCGAGCCGGAAGCCGAAGCCAATCCTGAAGAAGTAGCAGTCCCCCATCTTGTCGGTCAGGAGACCGAACAGAAACCGGAAGAGTCCGAGAAGGAGGAATGGGTTCGGCCTGATTATTGGCCGGAGCAGTTCTGGTCGGACGACGAAGGCCCTGACGTTGAGAAGCTTGCGAAGTCCTATCAGGAACTCCGCACGAAGATGTCTCAGGGCAAACACAAAGCCCCGGCTGACGGCAAGTACGACATGTCGGTGTTCAAGTCGGCTGGCGTCGGTGACGATGACGACCTGCTCCAGAAGTACGTGGGCAAGGCCAAGGATCTCGGCGTTTCGCAGGAAGCGTTCGACGAGCTTGCCAAGCTATACATGGAAGAGGTCGGCGCTGCGTTCGAGAACGTTGCGGTCAACCGCGATGCAGAACTGAAGAAGCTGGGTCCGAAGGCCAACGACATCCTGAAAGCCAACAACCAGTGGCTGACCAAGATGTCGCGCACGGTCCTGACACAGGCCGAAACCGACGCCATCGTGAAGGCTTCGACTTCTGCCAACTTCGTGTCTGCTCTCAACAAGCTGCGCCAAGCCTCTGGAGAGATGGCGATTCCCGTCGATGCCAGTGTCGTCGCGGGTCAGGGCCAGCCTTCCAAGGAGGATCTCTACGCGATGGTCGGCGATCCGCGCTACGGCAAGGACATGCGCTTCACACGCGAAGTAGAGAACATGTTTGCGAAAGCATTCGACAGCAGCCCGATGCGCTGATGTTTGACTTAGTCGGGCGGCGGGGTATATATTCTCGCCGTTCGACAACCCCTCGGGACCGGACGTTATGGACGGGACGCCTTAAGTCCAAGTAGACAGCCCCTTCGCGGGAGAACTGTCGCGCCGAACCCAAGTCGCAACTCCATCAGGAGATCAACAATGTCGCTTCAGATTTCGAGCGCCTTTGTTACCCTGTTCGACGCGGAAGTTAAGCAGGCTTATCAGGGCCAGCGTGCCCTTGCCGGCCTCATCCGCGAACGTTCGGGCGTCGAAGGCTCCACCGTCAAGTTCCCGAAGATCGGCAAGGGCGTTGCCACGCAGCGCATTCCTCAGGCCGATGTCACCCCGCTGAACGTCAGCTACTCGCAGGTCACTGCGACGATGTCCGACTTCATCGCGGCTGAGTACTCGGACATCTTCAACCAGCAGAAGGTCAACTTCGATGACCGTCGCGAGCTGGTTCAGGTCGTGTCCGGTGCCATTGGTCGTCGCATGGACCAGCTTGTGATCGGCGCTCTCGAAGCGTCGAGCACCACGCTGACCGTTGACGAAGACCTCGGCGGTACGAATGCCTCGCTGAACGTGACCAAGCTGCGTCGCGCCAAGCGTCTCCTCGACGCGAACAACGTTCCGATGGACGGCCGTGTGGCCCTCATCCACGCTCGTTCGCTCGAAGGTCTGCTCGGTGAGACGGCTGCCACGTCGGCGGACTTCAACACCGTTCGCGCCCTCGTCGCTGGCGAGATCAACACCTTCCTCGGCTTCCAGTTCGTCACCATCGGCGACCGGGACGAGGGTGGTCTCGGCTTCGGCTCGTCGAACATCCGTCAGAACTGGTTCTTCCATCGTGATGCCGTCGGTATGGGCATCGGCATGAACTCGAAGACCGAGATCAACTACGTCCCCGAAAAGACGTCGTTCCTCGTGGCCTCGATGTTCGCGGCTGGTGCGGTTGCCATCGACGCCGAAGGCATCGTGAAGGTCGAAACCTACGAAGCGTAAGGAGAGACCATCATGGCGTTCGATATCGCTAACTTCGGCCCCGCTGGTGGTCAGTCCCGTCGTGGTAACGTTCCGATGAACTGGAACTACAAGACCACCGACGCGCATACCGCCGTTGACGCGGCTGGTTACTTCAATGCGACCGTCGCCTATGGCGGCGTCTACAACCACCTTGAGATCGGCGACAAGATCTATGTCGTCGTGGTCAACAGCAGCGGTGTTCTTCAGACGGCGGGCTTCCACGTCGTGAAGGACAAGGCTTCTGGCACGGTGGACGTGACGAACGTGACCGCGCTTACGGTTACCGACTCCGACTAATCTCTGATGGCCAACGCCATCTACGAGATCCAACACAGGGGTTGCGCCATCGTCTGCGGCGCAGCCCCTTCTCTATTTGCCGATCTTGCCGAGGCGCGGCTGCTTCGTCCTGATGCCGACATCTACGGGTGCAACAACACCGCAGCCTTGGTGCCGGAGATCGAGCATGTCTGGACTCATCATCATACACTGGCTGGTCAGTTCAAACGCGATGCCCGCCGCAAAATATACGTTCACGGCAATACCCAGTACCCCGACATCGACTACTTCTGGCCAGCGCATTGGATCTGCGGCTCGTCGGGCGTTGGCTCGGCTCTGTGGGCGAAGTGGCTCCTAGGCTACGACGAAGTCATCATGTGCGGGATTCCGCTGACACCGGAGAGCAAGATCTACGTGAATGGTTACCCGACCAAGCCGATGCAAAACAGTCAAACGGAATGGGCGCATGACGGTAATTTTAATACATGGCATCGCCAAGTACTCATTCGCAAAGATGAAGGCCGCTTTGTCGGCATCACGTCGATGTCTGGCTGGACGCGGGAAACGTTCGGAGCGCCCAAGTGATTAGGATCGTGACCGTCCTCAAAGGAGGCGGTGAGTATACGTACAAACACGTAGAAGCCATCCGGCAGATGTGCGCCGATCACGCGGGCATCGAACATGAGTTCGTGTGCCTGTCGGATCTGAAGCGCCCTGACGTGATCCCGCTGACCGAGGGCTGGCCCGGCTGGTGGTCCAAGATGGAGATGTTCAAGCTGCAAGGCCCGTGCATCTACTTCGACTTGGACACGGTGATCTGCGGATCTCTGCGCGATGCGGCGGCTCTGGCCAGCAGCAAGCCGTTTGCAATCCTGCGCGATGCGTATCGCGGCAAGCACGACCCCTACGCCATGCAGTCCAGCGTGATGATGTGGTCGGAGAACATCCGACCGCTCTACACGGTCTTCTCAGTGGACGCGAAGCGGTACATGAAGATGAGCGGTGGCGATCAGGCGTTCATCGAGCAGGTACTACGTACAACTACGTACATCCAAGACGAGTTGCCGGGTCAGTTCGTCTCGTACAAGGTAGACGTGCGTGGCAAGGGCGTGCCCGACAATGCGCGCGCGATCTTCTTTCATGGCCACCCGCGACCGTGGCAGCAGGACGAGGTTCCCTATGATTACGATGATCGACGGATGGCACATTCCGGCTGAAGACAAGCGGTGCTACGGAGCCGTCGTGCAGGAAGCCATGGCGATCCCGCGCGTCATCAGGCACTGCAAGCAGCGTCGCACATGCATACAGGCTGGCGGCAACATCGGTCTGTTCCCGACCGTGCTGGCCACGATGTTCACGACCGTCCACACGTTCGAGTTGGACCCCGACAACTTCACCGCGTTGGGGATGAATGTCGGCCACATCAAGAACGTGATCTATCGCAACGCCGCGCTGACCGACTTCTACGGCACGGTGGGTGTGGATCGCATCAAGCCGAACAACATCGGCGCGCATCAGGTCAAGCTGGATGGCGACATTCCGACCGTAACCATCGACGGGCTTGGCGTGCAGGATCTTGATCTGCTGTGGCTCGACATCGAAGGGTCTGAACATTCGGCTCTACTGGGTGCGACCAAGACCATCCATGCTTGCTCGCCCGTAGTCGTTCTGGAGTTGAAGGGTCTCGGCGAGCGTTACGGCTACTCGGATCAGCAGACATTCGACCTGATGGAATCTTTGGGGTATAAGGTCGTGGAGAAGATCAGCCGCGACTACATCTTCGTGAGGGACTGAGATGGCGACCGGAGACTCCAAGCTCACGATCTGCAACGATGCGCTCATCATGCTGGGCGGTCGTGTGATCTCGTCCTTCTCCGAAGGCACCGACAACGCGCAGGTTGCTGACCGTCTGTACGATGACATCAAGGTCATGTGCCTGACGATGTACCCGTGGTCCTTCAGCTTCAAGAAGGTCCAGCTTGCCCGCACGCTGAACACCCCGGTCACCGAGTGGAAGTACGAGTACCAGCTTCCCGGCGACATGATCTCCGGCCCGCGCGCGCTGTTCGACAGCAACAGCCCCGGCGCTCGCCCGGTGACGTGGTGGGAGAAGTTTGAGGACAAGATCCTGACGAGCTACGAGCGCATCTGGATCGACTACCAGTTCGACCCCGGCGAGGACCGTCTGCCGTCCTACTTCGTCCAGCTTCTGAAGTACCAGCTTGCTTGGCACTTCGCTGAGCCTGTGACGGACCAGATGACCAAGGGCGAGTACTGGCGGTCTCTGGCTGTGGGCACTCCTGCCGAGAACGGTCGCGGCGGCTACTTCCGTCAGGCGATGAACATCGACGGGCAGAACCAGCCGAATCAGATGATCGAGGACTTCAGCCTGATCTCCGTGAGGTACTGATGTCGCGTCTGATCCTCATCCAGACCAACTTCAGCACAGGCGAAACGGACCCGCTGATTCGGGGCCGTATCGATCTGAACCAGTATTACTCGGCGCTCCAGAAGGCTACCAACGTCACCGTCCTTCCGCAGGGCGGTGTGCGTCGTCGCCCCGGTCTGCGCTATGTGTCCCAGCTTCCTGCTGCGGCATCGAGCGGTGTTGCGATGTGCCCGTTCGAGTTCAGCGTTGATGATTCCTACATGTTTGTGCTGACCGATAAGCGCATCCATGTGTTCAAGGCCGGGTCGCAGATCACTCAGATCGCCAGCACGATTGCTTCGACGTATTCCCAGAGCGGGACGACGATCACCGTAACGGCTGCCAACCATGGGTTGATTGCCGGAGATACGGTCTATCTCGACTTCACGAGCGGCACGGCTGTCGATGCGTCATTCACGGTTGCGACTGCGGCATCCGGTTCGTTCACGGTCACGGCAGCCGGGTCTCTGACGACCAGCGGCAACGTGACGCTCAAACCGAACCACATTATCGCTTCGACGATCACGGCTGCGATGCTGCCGGATCTGAATTGGGCGCAGTCTGCCGACACGATCATCTTCGTCCATGCGGATCTTGCCCCGCTGAAGCTGGTGCGCGGTGCGAACGACGCAAGCTGGACGCTCTCGACCATCACCTTCGATTTCATTCCGAATCACGCTTACACGGTCAGCACTACTTCACCCGGTCACTCTCTGACGGCTTCTGCCAAAGAGGGCACGGTCGAGTTGACTGCTGGTGGTGGTGCCTTCACGGCAGCCGATGTCGGTCAGTACATTCGCATCAAAGAAGGATATGGTTTCGGTATCGCTCGCATCATTGGATATATCTCTTCCTCCAAGGTGCGTGCCGTTACCGAGATCCCCTTCGACAAGACGACTTCGTATGGCTCCGGCGAATGGGAAGTCGAGAGTGGTTATGAACACGTGTGGTCCGTCAGCCGTGGTTGGCCCAAGAGCGTGACGTTCCACGAGGGCCGTCTGTACTTCGGCGGCAGCAAAGGCCGTCCGTCTACCGTGTGGGGTTCCGTCGTCGGTCGCTTCTTCGACTTCGACAAGGGTCAGTCGCTGGATGACGAGGCGGTGGAATCCACCGTTGATACCAACCAGTTGAACGCCATCGTGAACTGCCTGTCGGGCCGTGACTTGCAGTTCTTCACGACGGGTTCCGAGTTCTACGTTCCGCAAGCCACGCTTGAGCCGATCACGCCCACGAACTTCTTCGTAAAGATCGCTACGCGAAACGGCTGCAAGCCCTCGATCAAGCCCGTGGGTCTGGACTCCGGCACGCTGTTCGTGCAGCGGCAGGGTAAGTCCTTGAACGAGTTCGTCTTTACGGACACCGAGGCGGCGTACATCACGAACCGCATCTCGCTGCTGTCTTCTCATCTGCTGAAGACGCCCGTAGACATGGCGATCCGCCGCGCAACTTCGACCGATGAGAGCGACCAGCTTTACATCGTGAACGGCGATGACGGCTCGATGGTCTGCTACTCGATGCTGCGGTCCCAGCAGGTGATCGCCCCGTCCGAGTTCACCACTGACGGCACGTTCTTGGCCATCGGTGTGGACGTTGACACGATCTACGTGGTCGTGAAGCGCGTCATCAACGGCACCGACCGATACTTCGTCGAGCGGTTCGACAACAGCCTGACTCTCGACAATGCTGTAACTGGCGGTGTTGCTGCCAGCGTGACGGCTGCCAATCTTGCTGCCGAGACGGTCAAGGTCATTGCGGATGGTGTGGTTCTGCCGGATGCCACTGCCAACGGTAGCGGCGTCATCACGTTTGCGCGTGCTTCGACTTCGTCCTTCCAAGTCGGCATGGACTACACGGTCGAAGTGAAGACGATGCCCGTCGAGCCGCGTCTACAGAGCGGCAACCTGCGCGGCTTCAAGAAGCGCATCATCGAAGTCACTCCGCAGTTCTACGAGACACAGGCCGCGACCATCAACGGTCAGGTCATCCCGTTCCGCCAGTTCGACACGCAAGTGCTGGATGAGCCTGTAACGGAATACACGGGCATCAAGAAGATCGGTCCGCTCTTGGGATTCGACTACGAAGGCGTTATTACTGTAACGCAGTCGGTCCCGCTGAAGATGACTCTTCTGTTCTTGGAATATCAAGTGAGCGCAGGGCAGTAAGATGGAAGCGATCATCGTCCCCCTCCTTGCTTCGGCTGGCGCATCCGCCGGAACCATCACGGCAGCGACTGCCATCGGCACGTCGGGCATCTTCTCGGCGCTCGGCACTCTGGGTACGGTTGCCAGCGGCGTTACCAGCGCGATGGCTGGCCAACAGCAGCAAGCGATGTACGACCTTCAGGCCAAACAGGCCCAGCTTCGTGCCCGCTCCGATGAGATCAAGTATCGCCAGCAGGGTGTTGCTGCTCTCGACCGCACGCTGTCCACGGCTGCCACGATTGCCGCTCGTGCTGGTGCCGGGTCCATCGATCCGTTCTCCGGCTCTGCTGCTGCGCTGACGACCTACGCCTTCGGCAAAGGTTTCGGCGAGTTCAATCTTGCGCAGGAAAGTGCGGCGCTCAGCGGGATGCAGGGCGATGTGCAGTCTGCGCTGTATGGCATGAGCGGGCAACAGGCTGCGGCGGCAGGTTATGCCAAGGGCTTCACCAGCGCGTTCAGCGGCCTTTATCAGGCAAGCCAGATCGGTGGCCCCTCTACTCCTGCGGGCGGATCGCTCTTGAACTATCCTGCCGCGAAT